GATCTTAATGTCAGGTACAAAAGACCTCTCGAGATTAAGTTCATTTAATAGTGTCCTAAAGTGAATGGTTGATGCTGAGGCAGTTGGATATTCTTTGATAATAAGTTTGCCAGTTGTTTTCTCACGGACTCTGGTAACCTTTTTATCATATATGTCCTTTGGTAACTCCATCAAATCATCAATTGTTACATTCAATAAATTGGCATCAATTCGTTCTGCAATCTTTTCTTCACTCATTTCCAAAGTGATGTAAAGTACATTTTTACCCTGAACCATGCACGAAGCAGCCACATGACACATAAAAAGAGATTTACCAACACCAGTCCCCGCCAAAGCAATATTAAGTGTTTTAGCTGGAAGACCACCTTTGGTGATTTTGTTGAAGTAGTCGAGGTCAAAGGGGATTCTTTCTTCTTTTCTGTGATAGAATTCATATCGAGCATCTGAGTCCTGTAAATAATCATGTCCTACGGAGTTGTCAAACGAAACGGCCAAGGCGTCTGATAATATCTTGGGAATCTGACCTTTGTCGTGATTTTTATCCTTACCATCGAGAATTGAAATAGACCCCAATACTGCATTGTAGATGGCTTTTTCTTGGCAGAACTTTTCTGTTTTGTCAACAAGCCATTGAACCTCGGTTTCTGCCGATTTATTCTTCTCAATCTCTGATAGATAATCTTCGCATCTCTGAACTTCATCAGCTGAAAGATTTCTCTTTTCTTTGATGGCAATACTAAGTGCTTCAATCGTTGGCGTGTTATTGTAAGCCTCTGTGAATGATGTAATCTCATTGAATAATGTTTTTTCTACGCTATCACTAAAATATTCTAATCTGATAAATGGTAATACTTTTCTTAGATATTCCTCGTTATAGATGAGGTTCTTCAGTATTGCTGTTTCCAGTTTCATCAATTACTTCCTGTTCAATATTACTACTCATTAGTTCTACAAGCAAATCACCAATGTAATTTTTAAACTTGTCATCTTTTTCCAATTTTCTTGGTTTATCAACTGGTGATTCTAACACATCATATGCAAAAAGTAAATAGACCAAATCATTTTTTTCCTCAAACTTAACTTTACCATATTTGAATATGGTATCTTTATATGGTCCTTCTAAGAACTTAATATGTACAGCCGAGCCATCATTTTTAGGGTAGATAAAACAATAGTCTAGTCCTTCAATCATCTTTCACCTCATCGAATCTTTTTTCTTGTATGGTCTTTTCTTTCCATACTTTTCTAGGATTACCACACATTACACACTCCGGATTACCACAATCCATTGCATGATGTTTGGCAAATTTGTGTGGTTCATCTATTGGTACGCCGTGTGATTTTGCAATTTTGGTTTGTTTCTTAATTTGATTTTGAGTTTTTTGAATACGCTTTGAATGTTTGATTTTAGCATCTTCATTACTCATCTTCTGTTCCATTCATGGTTACAACTTCATCAAATAGATTATCAATACCGCCTTGCATAATTTCACCTGCGGCAATTTGATACTTGTCTGTTACATAATCTTGAAACTTTTTACTGGTGATAATAGGCATCCAGAAATCTTTGGTGTCTGTTTCTTTTATTCTGTATTTTTTTGCTTCTATTTCACCGGTAGAAACATCAACTCGACTGTACCACCCGTTAGAAGGCTTAACGACAAGGCCTGAATCAAGTGCCAAATCAAGTAAGCCTGACCACCGGCTAACACCGCCATCAAAAGAAACAGTAACAGGAATTTTAGATTTCTCTTTAACATAGCGTGATTTCTCCACGTTAATTATGAAGTTGTAACCAACAACCTCTGTACCTTCCTTTTCTTGCTGACGGCCAATAATAAAAATGTTGTCAGCAGAATAGTAAGAACCGGTTCCACCCCCTACAATATCTTTAGGGAACATACCAATTTCTTTATATGTGTGATTTACCACAATCATTGGAACATCTTTCATTGTAAGGTGTGGCGTCACCATACGGAATAAACTTTTAACTTGTTTAGCACGGGACATATCAGCAACTGATTTGCCTTCTAGTGCATCTTCAACTTCTTTCTTTGATGCCAAATTACCGATTGAATCAATAACAATAATTAACCTATCACCTCTTTCAAGATTAGTTAATTGTTGCATGATATCAAACTTTAATTGTTCAATATCAGTAAGAGGTGTATGTAGAACTCGCTCGGTATCAATACCAAAGCTATCAAAATAAGACTGAGGAGTACCAAACTCAGAATCGTAGAATAGTAACGCTGCATCATTATATTTGTCCAAATAAGATTTTGCCATTAATAAGCTAAAGGCAGTTTTAAAATGTTTTGATGGACCGGCCCACATTGTAAGACCTGGGGTCAGGCCACCATCCAAACGACCACTCAATGCCACATTAATAATGGGCACCGATGTTGGTATCATATCCTTCTGTGTGAAGAATTTTGATTTTGAGAGAATAGCGGATTCTTTAATCGAACTATTCTTTTTAATTTTATCAAGTATACTCATTTCTTTTCCTTTTCACGAAACGCAAACTCATCTTCATAATCATACTTAGGTGTTAATTCTTTAGTCTTCCTGTTTGGAAAACCTCTTTTACTTTTTGTTATTGGAGGTATAGATTCACCTGAAGCACTATCAATTACAATATCTTCCACAGGTTTTTCTTCAATCTCAGTAATGTTTTCTTTTTCAATTTTAATAACATTATTTGCCAATTCTTCTTGTTCTGTAAATACCGGAATATCTATTTCTGTATTGGCTTTTTTTTCTTTTTTCTTCCAGATTTTTTTATGTACTTTAAATCTTTCCGTTTCTGGTGTCAAACCAACAACAGTATTATCTTTGATAATTGGTTTACCACTTCTCTGTTGCATGGACATATTTGCTGCTATTAATAATAACACAGCTAAGGGGTCAAATACAACCATTATTAACATAATTACCAAACGAACTGCTTTATCAATGGCATTGGTATCATCTGTACCATATATCATATCACCAATATATTTGATAGGACCAACTTCTGCCACAAGTTTATTTTCTTCTTTTAATAATGGTAATTTTCGTTTATTGATATCAGCCAATTCTCTTTGTGTTTGTTGAATTTGTCTATCAACATTGGCGGATGCCGTTTCAGGATTGCCGGCACGTTTCAGTAAATATTCTAATCGCTCATTGGCAATCTTTTCTTGCTGTTTGAGTGTTTTTATTTCTACTGAGTTGGCACCAGCATCAAGTGTGGAATCAATGTGTGCTTGAGATAGAAAACCAAAAATACCCATACTTGTAATCACCATTAATACTACTACGGCAGATGTCAAGTATGATTTCAATAAAAGTGGGCAGGTTTTCCAATTACGATATAACCATGATGCAGTAACTAATTTACTCATCTCAAGAACCGAACCCATAAAAACGATTGGCCAAAATGCGCCTGTAAAGATTGCAGCCAAACCAATAATGGAATAATAGGCTGCAATGCCTGATAGTAATAATGCTGATAATAGTGTTAACATAATCATGAGAAAAAGTCCTCCAATGTACTTACCTTTTCTGTAGACCAGCCCATACAATCTAAAATGACTTTGATTGGTTCTAAGAAAGCTTTATCGAATTGCATATCATAATCGATATAATCATGCAAACCTAATTCTTTTGGTAAACGTGAAGGATATGAAATGACTGTATCTTTAAAATGATTTGGCATTTTCAAGTATGTAAACTTGACCTTCTCGCCTTCTTGGATGAGTGGATATTTCTTGGTAAGATTATTCTGATTTAAAAAGTTATTATATAAAATTGCACCTTTTACATGAATTGGTGTTCCCAATTTATATAAAGTGGCTGCGTCTGAGTATTTATTCAAGCCATTTAAACCACGAGGAAAAGATATTTCTTCAGGAGGCAACTTACGAAATTCTTCTCTAAACTTGGCAATAAAATTGTGTATATCCTGTTCCGTGCCAGACATCATTATTTTGATAGCCTGTTTCATCTTCTCACGAATTGAAGATGGTGTTGAGGACTTAATCATTTCTAAACCCATCACTTTCATGTATGGTTCTTTATATGACACACCTTCGTTATTAAAAATGTTTAGAATATATCGTTTCTTGGCTGTCCACAATCCTTTGTTAGACAATGCTTCTCGTTTCATCTCCATTCTCTGCGAATACGCATT